ACCTAATTCGTCTTCCAATTCTCTGATGATTGATTCTAAATCCAATTCGTCTTCGTCTTCTTCTTCGATACGTGATTGGTCTTCACCTGGTAACTCGTCTTCTTCTGCTTCAGCAACTACTTCGATGTTTTCATCTTCTTCGCCGGTTTGAGCAGTTTCAACGTCAGTATCAGGATTTCCTTGTGCAATGTCTGATGAGTCATTAGCGTCATCTGCAGGTTGTTTGTTTTCGCCATCACCGATTGCTGATGAATCAGCATCTGATGTGTCTTCAGCACCATACTCTTCGTTTACATCTGCTTCTTCTTCTTCACCTTCCATCTCTGATTGAAGTTTTTTAGATAAGATAGATTGTAATCTTGGAGTGAATGCTTCTTCTAATGCGATTTTTGCATTAGCGATTGCAGTTTCTCTAACGGCCTTAGCATCAGCAATTGCTTCTTTTAACAATTTTGAATTTGCCATTTTTTACCTTCCTTGTGTTGTTCTGTGAAATTATTAGGAGAATTCCAATATAGATTAAAGTTAGGTCGGTTGTTCGGTCACACCTTATATAGAAGGGTATTCATTAACCAACTTAATATAAAAACTCACATTGAGAGTGAGTTAATTGATAATAAATATATACAATTTATAAAAAAACTATATTTTTCTATAAATTTTACATTTTTTATTCTTTTTTCTTACGCTTTTTAGTATAAAAACGTAATTTTCGGTCACCATCGGCTATTTTCTCAAGAATAACTCTCTTTTGTTCTTCTCTAAGTGCCTTTTGTTTAACCAATCTTCGTTTAGTAGTTGGTTTAACGTATTCTTTACGTTCTCTTAATTCTAAGAGATGACCACTTTCCATAACTTTCTTTTTAAAGATTTTCAAAGCCTTTGCAATGTCTCCATTACGAACTTCTACTGTGCATCTTGATATTCCGCTCATTAATTTAATTTAAATTGTTTGTAACTTTTGTATAAATATATATAAATTATTTTTTATCACAAATATCACACCCTTTGGATGTTTTTACTGATTCATTTGTAATACCTAATCTACTTTTCATTTGTTCTTCGGATATTTCACCTAATTTGTAATAACGAGAAAGAATGTGTCCCATATCTTCATATAATCCACCCATTCTTTGGTCTAATGAATTCGCTTCCATTGCACATTTATCAAATTCTTTACCCAATTTTTCTAACTCATTCATATTACGTTTGATGGTTACTTTATCAAACCAATCATCACCTTCATTCAAAGCAAGTGCTCTTGCTGCTTCGGTAATTCCACCTAAAGTTTCGGCGATAGTTGCTAAATCCGATTTTCTATCCATCTGTTCTTGATACTTGTTGTATGTAGATACGATTTCTAAAAAATGTTTCTTTAATTCAGGTGACATTTGAGTTTGTTGTCTTTCTTCACCTTCTTTTAATATTTGTGATAATTTAATCATCTATTCTCCTATTTACTAAATGCTTTGATAATTCCTTGTGCAAATTTGTTTCCTGGTTTACCTACAATTGCAGTTGATATATCCATTCTATTACTTAATGTCTTTGGACCTTTAATTTTAAGATATGCTAATAATTTTCTATCATTAATATTATTATCATCAATGAATTTTTTAACAGCTTGAGTTCTTAAACCAGTTAAGTTAGCAATTTCTTCTGCTTCTGATTCATTAACTAATTTAGATAATGAAATTCTACCTTCTTTAGTCATTGCTTTCATATAAGGTTTATCATCAAATATAGATTGAATCATATCTGCTTGTTTGTGGAATCCGTTCATTCTTAATGTAAATGCGATACCATCGATTGCATCAACCCCATCCCAACCAGATGCTTGAGATACATCAGTTCCAAAATCATCAACATCGCCAGTTCCGTTCATATAAATTGAACTATCGGCAGAATTCTTACGAATATCAGCCATTTTTTCTTTATACTTAGGGTCTTTAATTGATGGATATTCCGGTCTTTTAGCAAATTCAGGTCTTCCTTCTAATTTAGCAACTAATTCTCTTGCTTCACTATGATAATTTGAATCAGTTAATGCAGAAACTGCTGCTTGATACATTTGTGTAATATATTCTTCTTTACCTAATTTTTCAGGAGTAATACCATATTGTTCTGCTTTTTTCTTAGCATCTTTATTTACAGATGGATTACCTTTTCTTTGTTTTTTAGGTTCTGATTGTGTTGGTTCTGATTTTGGTTCATCATTATCAGTTGAAAATGGATTCCATAACCCTCTTGCATCAACTTCTTTTTGAGTAGATGGTGCAACTTTAGCATCTTTTTGGTGTGGATACTTTGTTGGGTTGTATGGTTCTAATTCAGATGTATTTACATTACCATCTGCATCAGTTTTAGTTTCACCTCTTTCATCCGCCATTCTTACAATACCAACTGTCTTTGTTCTTGTATTATAAACAACTTTATCAACATCTAAACTAGCAGGAGTTGTAGTTGATTTTGATTTAGGTTCTGATTTAGATGGCTTATCAAAGATATTTACCTTTGGAGTTTCACTACCTTTAGAATTGGAATCTCCTTTATCTTTTATAGGATTATGAGTTCCTGCTTTGATTGCAGCATCTCTACTATCTTTTGATTTGAAGACAGATGTTTTACCACTTGCTTTATTTGTAGCGGTAAATGTTTCTTCGGTAAGTAATTGTCTTAATTTAATCATTTTTATTAATCCTATTTTTAAAATCCTATTGAGACTGTTTGGTTATCAAATTCTATCCAACGTATTTTCAATGAAATTAAATCTTTTAAATCTTGTGTATCCATTCTCCAATTTTTCTCTGACATTTTAATATCAACAATATTACCATGTATACCATCCCAAATTGTAATAATCTTACCACCAAAAAACTTCACAAAAGCATTTACTTGCTTTTGTTTAGTAGAATCTAATTCGTTAAATTTAATTTCAGATGCTTCTTTTAGTAAAGTAGATTCTGTCAATACTGTCTTATGAGTATATAAATCTAATTTACCATCTTCTTTAATCTTAACATCGTAATTTGTTTTACGAATATCGTTATGACCACCTTTATATGGAGTATCACCAACTTCTTTCGTGATTTTACCTAATTCTATTTTATTATGTTCTAAATAATCTTGTATTGAAAATGCCATATTTGTATTCCTTATGCTAATTCAGTAATGATTTCTCTCATAAGGTCTTGTGCCTTACAGAAATCACCACATACTACTGCCTGTTCTTGTAATTGTTTATTTACAGATTCTTGTAATGGTGTCATAAATGCACCATGTGTAGATGGATTGGATACAAAATCCCAACCGATTAATTCAAAATCTTCACCTACTTTTACTTTACCCTCACCCATTGGTGATACTGAACCCATACCACGAGATGAAATTCCTAAAAGGATTCCTGCTCTTAATAATTCTTTTAAGATATTACCCGATGGAGTTGGTAAGATTTCAACTGTCCCACATAAATCATTACCTTCCCAATGGATTTCCTTAATGTTATGAGAAACGTTCTTTAAATTGATTACAGATGAATCTGGATGGTCTAATTCTCCTAACGCTCTTCTTTCTTTAATAAGAGTTTCATATTTCTGTGCTTCTCTTCTTAAAATTTCCATCGGATATACTCTACCATTTTGATTTTCGGCACCAGCACGTTGTAGAATACCTTTTACAAGAGTTCTTCCACCGTCATCCTCATTTACCTTACCTTCAAATAGGTTAGTTTCTATTAATAATGATTTCATATCTATCCTTTATAATTATTTTAATTTTAAACTGCGTTGTGCATTAGTTAAACCATCGATAATTGAGTGTAATCCTTTTTTAACACCATCAGTATCTCTATCTTTAACTCTTTTATCTAAAATTTTTGTATTTGCTTTTAGAAAGTTAATAATTGCGTTTTCAGTTGCACCCCAATTAATATCTTCTGCCTCATTTACTGATTCATCAGCTTTTTTACCAGCTCTTAAATCTGCTAAATCGTCAGCACCAATTTCACCATCACCATCCACATCTAATTCTTTTTGGCCACCAACTAATTCTTCGTTTTTCTCACCTTTACCATTCCATGCGGCATCAATTTTATCAAAAAACGCTTTCTTTTCTTCTTCAGACATAGATGGAATTGATTTTCCAGCTTTATCTAATGCTTTCTGAAAGAATGCTTGGTATTCGTTTTCTTCGGTTAAAACCTCTCTAACGATTTTCTTAAATTGTTCTCTTGTGATTTTCATTATTTTTCTATCTCCTGCAATGTTCTTGCTATGTTGATTATACGTTCTTTTATCTTATAAATATGTGAATTTGTTCTTTTCCAATATTGATTTGAATCCAACTCATTCATTGTTTTGATTTGGTTATACCAACGGAAAAACTTTTCAACTTCACTTAATTGATTTTTTAATTCTTTTAAACCAACTGCTAGTTTTTTATTAGCATGCATAGAATCATCATTTTTTAATTCTAACCAACGATTTTCATTAATTGATTCGTTAAATCTTCTTCTCTCTTCCATCGAATCCCATTTTATACCATTTATTAAATCACCCATAGATTTGAACATAGGTGAATTAATCACTTTACCTTCTAAATAATATTCACCGGATAAGTTTTTCTTTATCTTACCAGTTCCAATTACTTGCCAAAAGTTTCTACTTACTCCTTTGGGAACAATAAAATCAATTATATTACCAACACCTTTGATTATTTTTAATTTTTGGTCTTTGGTTATTTTTGTTAAAGGAGTAGTTGCTGAAATTCCTTCTAAACCTTTGAATTGTTTTTCTGTAATTAGGGATTCATTAACCGATTCAACTTTACCAACTAACTGCATACCTAATTGAGTTGCAATTTTCTTTTTACGTCTTTTTGTTGCATCACTTCCATCAGAAAACGCATTTGGAGTTTCGTATCCTGCAATATCACCAGTAGCAGTTGCTTCATCTAATTCGTTTTCGATTTCTGCAATTACTTCATCAATATATTTTTTAAGAGATTCGGTTTTTAACATTTTGTATTTCCTTTATAAGTTCAAATCCCATCATCAACGCAGAAACTTGTTCATCCGTAATTTTTTTACCAAACTTTTGGTTTTTTAAAACGTTAATAGTTTCTTTTAATTTTATTTTTGTAATTTTATCATCCATTGTTGTATAAATGGAATGTAATTCAGTTACAACATTTTTTAATTCGTTGGAATAGTATTCACCAAATTTAGAAGTATTGGTTACGTTATTAATGTATTCTCTTAATAATAATTTTTGAGAATCATTTAGATTTGAATATTTTTTATTGAAGGTTTCAACAAGAATCTTATAAGTAAGTAATCTTAAATCTTTTTCTTGTTTCTTATAATCTTCAACTAATTTATCTTCTTTTTGTTTCAAAGATGGAGTTGATGTAGATACGTGTTCTACTAATGTAAGTTTAGAATCGAATACATCTTTTACATCCAATACATTTGTTGCTTTTGCTTCAAATAATTTATGAATTGATGCAAGAACTTTATAGTTCGTTACTGGAGATGATAAGAATGAATCTATTTCAAAATTTTCTTTTATCGATTTAACTAAACTATATTTTTGTTTAGCCAATTTTTGCTCATCTAACTTTGTTCTAGCATCTAAGATAGCATCGATGAATTTTTCTGCTTTGGATTCGGAATTATACTTTTCATTTATTAATAAATTAAATAAACGAAGTTCTTTGGACAATTCTGTTCCATTACCAAAAAATTCAGATACGATATTTTTTGCCTTCTCGGGAGAATTATTTAAAATTTCCAAAGTTATTTGACGAGTTAATAGTTCGAATAGAAAACCCGTATTCTTAAATTTTGAATGTTTTATTTTTTTCATTTTACTCAAATCCTTATTTTGATATACTCAAAAACTCTATTATAAATATAAAATTTTTTATGATTGATTAATTTTGCGTGTCATCGATGATATTAGTCTCATCTAACATACCTTTTTGTTCTGCTAAAAATTTACGTTTTGCTGCAATCCCATTGATATATTGTAATGCACGGTCTTCAGATGTTCTGTGTTTTAATGCATTTTTATTTTCTTTATCACCCAATGGGTCTCTACCAAACGGAGATTTATCTTTACCATAGGTATTTCCTTCACGTGGTCTTCCACCTTTATTTGTAAGTTCTGATTTGATTTGTTCTAAACTTTCCTCAACATCAGTTGGTTCGGATTCCACTGCTGGATCATTACCCTGATTCTCAATAGAATTATAACGGAATCTATCTTTAATATCTTCGATGATTTTACCTCTTTCACGAGTTTGATCACCTTCAGCCATTTTAAAGATGTTTTCATAAATCCAATCTTTACTTAACATATTCAATCCTTGCATATCTTGTGCTAATCTAACTTTTTCTGACCAAAGATTTACTTTCTCTTGTTCATAAATTGTTGAAGGATTAACTAATTGCAATTCAAAGTTAGTCATTTCAGAATCCGTAATACCTTGTGCATATAAATGCACGATTGCTATTTTAGATAATTCAGAAACTACCGTTCTTTGGATTCTTTCAATTGTTCTTGCGAAACGAACATCTTCGGCTGCAAGAGTTGCTTTACCATTTACATTCTCATCATATCCCAAATATGCTTTTGGAATTTTAAGTGCTGCAAATAATTTAGATTTTAAGTATTCAATATCATCGATTGCAGCATAATCTAATCCTGCAAGGTTTTCAATTGATGTTCCACTATCACCACCTCTAACCGGTAAGAAGAAATCTTCAGTAAGGTTTTGCATATTATACTTTAAGTTATAATCACCACTATTTTTATCAACGAAAGGAACTTTCTTCATTTTGTTGATAATTCTTTGCATGTAATTATCTACTTCAGTTGGTGGAATGTTTCCTATATCGATTTTAAACACTCTTTTTTCAGGTGCTCTCATAATACGATGGATTAACATTGCATCTTCCATTAAACTCAATTGTTTCCACAATCTTCTACCATTCTCAATCATTGATTTACCATATGGTAACCAGTTTGTATCTGCTAATAAACGGAAATGTGCTATTTCGAAATTATCATACTCAACTTTACCATTTGGGTCTTCAGTAACTTTAAATTTAACTACATTTGGATTGTGAGGGTCTTGTCCTTCCAATCTTTCTGTGTTATATACTGAATGGGGTGTTACGTTTACAATACCTTTACCTTCGGCAATTTCTAATCCATCGTATTATGAGAGCA